GAAACATGGTAGACCATTATTTGATTTGTTAGACAAGTTAGATCGAAAAACATTCTTTGTTTTCGGCGGTACAGACGCTGTAGATCGTGATAAAAATAGAGAAATAGTTGAGTAGGAAAAGGATTCAGTTATAGTAGCATCGTTTGGTACATTTAGTACAGGCATTAACATAAAACGATTGCATAATGTGATATTCGCTTCTCCGAGTAAGTCAAGAATAAGAAATCTCCAAAGTATTGGTAGAGGTCTTAGAAAGGCGGACGACAAAGATAGTGTTACTCTATATGATATTGCAGATGATCTTTCATGGAAAAAAAATATGAATTATACATTAAATCACTTTTCTGAGCGTATAAATATATATAGTACAGAGAATTTTGAATACGAAATACATTCAGTAAGGATGCCTGCCAATGTCGATACATGAAAATACAAAATATCAGTACATAAGATTGAATGACGGTAAAGAAATACTAGCAATGATTAGTGAGATAGGTGAGAAAGTAGAGATGTATTTACCAATGAGTCTTATGTGTAAAGCTGCTGCATCAGGAATTGGTGTTACAATACATCTTGGACCAATGGTACCATTCACTCATGACGAGTTTGTTACGATTGATAGTAAAGATATATCTTTCAGAACTAGTATTACAGATCAATTCATACAATTTTATGATGATGCTGTAACGAATTGGTTAGAATTGAGAGACAGTGGAAAGATGCAAATTCGAACACAAAAACAAGAACATGAAGACGAATCAGTTGAAATTAGAAGATTGATATCAGATAGACTAAAAGAAACATTATCATGGGAGGATTACGATAACGAATTAGAAGAAGAATACCTAAAAAATAAAGATTTACCTACACCAGAAGACATAATACACTAAGTATATTCTTCTTTTCCCAAGTGATACTTTATTTTAACACCGATTCTTCAGATGTCCAGCGGTTTTCAAAAAATAATTGAAAATAAATAAAAACTTGACAGGACAGGATTCTGCCGTATAATATATATATGACTAGAGAAAAAAGACAGACTAAAGCATCAGTACACTATGTAGAGAACAAAGTGTTTACTGCAGCTATTGTAGCACACAACAAAGCGTGCATAGAAGCATTAGCAAATGATGTAGAGAAACCGAGAGTTACAGAATACATTGGAGAATGTATCTATAAGATAGCTACAAGACTTTCTACTAAACCGAACTTCATCAACTATTCATATAGAGATGAAATGATATGTGACGGTATTGAAAACTGTTTACAGTATATCAACAACTTTAATGAAGAAAAGTCATCAAACGCTTTTGCTTATGTAACACAAATTATTTACTTCGCTTTCTTGAGAAGAATTCACAAAGAAAAGAAACAAGCAGCGATAAAACAAAGAAGTATTGAACAAGCAGGTGTTCTATTCGATACTTTTGACACTATTGACGGTAATTCTACAGGTATGACTAACTCCTATGTAGATTTCTTACAAGAAAATATGAATCCGATAAATTATACACCTCGCGGGTCTAAAAAGAAAAAAGACTAATTACATTATGAAAATAGCGTTACTGAACGATACTCATGCAGGAGTTCGTAATAACAATCAAATGTTTGCTGAATATCAAGGAAGATTCTATACAGAAGTTTTCTTTCCTTACTTAGACAAACATAACATCAAACAAATTATACATCTCGGCGATTATTTCGATAGAAGACGAGATGTAAACTTTTATTCTTTACATAAGAATCATGAACACTTCATAGAACCGATGAATGAACGAGGTATTCATATGGATTTGATTGTAGGTAATCATGACATTTACTTCAAATCAACTAACAAATTAAATAGTCCTGAGTATCTATTACACAGTCCAAACATCAATGTCTATACAGACCCTATAACAAAAGAATATGATGGATTAGAGATATCATTACTACCATGGATAAATGAAGAAAATCAAGATGATGTACAAGAATATTTAGAAACAACAACAGCACCGATTTGTATGTCTCATTTAGAAGTTAACGGAGGTGAAGTATCACCAGGACATTTTCATGGAGGCGGAACACCTGTCTCATGGTTAAGTAGATTTGAACAAGTATATTCAGGTCACTTTCATACAGCATCAATGATTCAAAACATTCATTACTTAGGTTCTCAAATGGAGTTCACTTGGAATGATTTTGGTGATGACAAATATTTTCATGTCTTTGATACAGAGACAAGAGAAATCGAGAAGATACATAATCCTCTCAAAATGTTTCATAAAGTATTCTATGACGATACAGAAGAAACATTAATGACTATTAAGAAGAAAGACTTTAGTCATTTAAAAGATACATTCGTAAAAGTAATTGTTACGAATAAAAATGAACCATACTGGTTTGATGTTTTTGTAGAAGAAATTATCAAAGCTAATCCAGCTGACCTTAAGGTCGTAGAAGATCATAGTAATTTAGATATCCTAGATGAAGATGAACTAGTTGGAGAAGCAGAAGATACATTAACAATTCTTACAAAACACATTGACAGTTTAAATATAGAAGGAGATAAATCTGAATTAGATGCATTGATGAAATCATTGTATGCTGAAAGTTTAGATATTTTAATATGATAAAAATAATACAATTAAACAGCGGTGAAATGTTAATCGCCAAATTAAATGATGATAACAACGAAATGGAGAATCCTCTTTTCGTACATCAACAAGCAGTTGAAGGACAAGGACCTAAGGTGAACTTATATCCTTACAATATTCTTGGACAGGGTAACATTACTCTTAATCCAGATAACATTGTTTGGACAGTTGATCCAGAACAGAAACTACTGAATCAATATGAGACAGCGTTCAATTCTATAATCACACCACCGAAAAACAAAATAGTAACATGATCGAAGAAGGAACTTATGTTTTTGAAGGACATTTTATAAGTTATGAACAGTATAACGGCCGAGTAACAATTAGAGAAGTTATGCATCATGCAATAAATGAACCTCATAACTCTCATACAAATGTTTCTGAAGAAAAAGCCGTTGAACATCAAAAAAAACATATTGCACTAGGATATGATAAAGTTTCATAAAGTAAAATTCAAGAATTTTCTATCGACAGGTAACGATTTTACCGAGATAGATTTATCAAGAAAGAAAACATCTTTAGTAATCGGAGCTAACGGTTCAGGTAAATCGACAATGCTAGATGCATTGACATTCGGATTATTTGGTCGTGCTTTTAGAAAGATACCAAAGACAGCTTTAGTTAATTCTATCAATCAAAAACATACAGTAGTAGAAATTGAATTTTCTATTGGTAGACAACAGTATAGAATAATGAGAAGTATCAAACCGAATAAGTTTGAGATTTACTTGAACGGTACACTAATGCATCAAGACGCGTCTGTAAGAGACTATCAAGCGATCTTAGAACAACAAATACTTAAGTTGAACTACAAGTCATTTACTCAAGTAGTTGTCTTAGGAAGCTCTACATTCACTCCATTCATGCAGTTAAACACACCAGAGAGACGAGCTATTATTGAAGACATACTTGATATACAAGTCTTTTCAGTAATGAATGATTGTCTTAAACAACGAGCTTCAACATTAAGAAATGAACTTGGTGAAATAAAACACAATATTCAAATTGGTGAATCTAAGATACAAGGTCAAGAAGAATCAATGAAACGATTAGAAGAAAATCGTGAAGAAATGATTGCTAAATTTACTGCAGATATTAATGAACATGAAACTAAGAATATCGAATACTGGACTCACATAAGAGCTGACATGGAAAATGTTAAGACTTGTATGAATTTAATATCTGATGAAACCTCAGTTCGTAACTCACTACAGTCAATGTTGAGTGATGAAAAAGATTTTGAAAATGAAAGAAGAAAGTTTATTAAAGAATTAGAATTCTATGATAACAATGACGAATGTCCAACTTGTAAACAAGATATAGAATCAGATCATAAAGATCACATAGTATCTCATAGATCGGTGAACATTAACGAACTTGATGTGAAACTCACACAACACAGTACTTCTATACAGAAAATTAATGTAAGACTAGAAGAAATCAGTAAAGTACACGAAGAAATTAATGATACTCAGAGAGCTATTCAAAAAGAACAAAATCTTGTTGACAGTAATGAACAGTACATGAAAAAGGTACAATCACAGATTAAAGACTTGGAAGAACAAGAACATACAGTTGGTGATAAAGAACAATTAGACAAATACAGAAAAGCATTGAACACATTACAAGACATGGAATCTAACTTAGTTGATAAGAGACATTACTATGACTTAGCAGAGATATTGTTAAGAGACGGTGGAATCAAGACTAAAATAGTAAGACAGTACTTACCGATCATGAATAAGTTGATTAACAAGTATCTAGCAAGTATGGAGTTTTTTGTACAGTTTGAACTTGATGAAGAATTCAACGAAGAAATTAAATCAAGATACAGAGACAATTTTACATATTCATCATTTAGTGAAGGTGAAAAGATGAGAATCGATTTATCACTTCTATTTACTTGGAGGTCGATTGCTAAGTTAAAGAATTCAGTTAATACAAATTTACTGATTCTTGATGAAGTATTCGATAGTTCACTTGACGAAGGTGGTACAGATGAATTCTTAAAGATACTTCAAACATTAGATAACAACACAAATACTTTTATCATTTCTCACAAAGGTGAGAGTATGAATGAGAAGTTTAATAACATAATCGAATTTGAGAAAGTGAATAACTTTAGTAGAATAAAATAATGAAAAAGATTTGGATGATATGGAAACATGCATTAGGTAGTTTTGATGAAGAAGACGGATATGATGCACAAAATGAAAATAGAATTAGTGTTATAAGAACATTTATTGTGTTATCTAACTTAATATGTGTGTGGCTTTTGATGATAAATATACTGATACAATGGAAAATAATATGAAGACAACTAATGTTAAACGAATAAAAATGATAGTAAAAGACCCAGATTGGTTAAGACAAAAGGCAGCTCCTTTTGATTTTGAAAACCCTTTTATGGATCCTATAGAATTGACTGTTGAACTTAAAGATGCTATATTTAATCATTCAGGTCTTGGAGTATCTGCGAATCAACTAGGTTATAATACGAGAGTGATTGCATTAAGAGGTGAAACAAAAGAAACATCTATAGTATGTTTTAATCCAGTTATTACAGATTTTTCAGATAACATGAATACTATGGAAGAAGGTTGTTTATCAATACCAGATGTATTTGCCAGAGTAGTTAGACCTGCCGAAGTTGTTATTGAATTTCAAAACGAATTACAAGAAGATGTGAAAGAGAGTGCTGAAGGACTAACCGCTAGAGTATATCAACATGAAATAGACCATTTAGACGGGATATTATTCATTGATAGAATTGGTGAGTTTTCTAAAAAACGAGCTTTTGATAAGGCTAAGAAGATTCAAAAGATGAGAAGACGAGGCAAAGAAAAGTTTAAAGCACGATTTGCATTGTGAAACTTTGGGCTGAGATTCAGAAAAATAATGATACTCCCTTATCAAGGTGTATCAAAGTCTATGACGGAGTATTCGCATCAGACTGGTGTGAAGATTTAGTAGCTTATTTTAATAACAGTCTATATCAAAGAACAGACGATCACAGAAAACAATCAGACGAACTACAACTTATAGGTGATCCAAGACCTGACGCTAGAGATTATAAAAATGAATTGTTTGAACGCCTCTACCCTCTCGGAACAAAGTTTGAAGAACATTTACACTTACAATGTCATGAAGACTACAAACCATACGATAGACCACTAACAAACATTTACAGTACAGGATTCCGTTCTTTACAAATACAAAGATACAAACCAGAAGACAAAGGATATCCTGCAGTTCACATTGAATCAGGACCTGAACATTATAAAAAATACCTTGCTGTTATTGTCTACTTAAATAATGTAGAAGAAGGAGAAACAATATTTCCTATGGCTGGTACATCAATATCACCACAAGTCGGTTCAGTAGCTATTTGGCCAGCTGGATTACCTTTTTATCATTGTGGACTTCAATCTAAGACTACAAAATACATTCTCACAACTTGGTTTGAATTTATGTAGTTGAAACCGCTTGTACACTTTTGTTATACTATGTATATAATGAAAAAAAGAGGTAAATTCATATTAAAAGATTCAGGTACTTGTAACCGCATGTACACTTTTGGTATACTGTATACATGATCGAGATAAAAAATACAAATAAAGACTTACTAGCTAAGTTGATGGCTACGGAAGATATAAATGTTTTACATAAAAATGTTCCAACAGCTTACTTTGATGTTAAAAATAGAACATTAGTATGTCCTATTCTTAAAGAAGATATGAGTCCCGAACTCTATGAT